CAGTACGGGCGGATAGGTCGATTTGCAGGTTTGCAATGGTCGCCACGNTGCGCTCCTCCTTTCAGGCACTAGTAAGGCGAAGGGTCAAATCCCCTTCACCCTTTGCTCCTTGAACGGCCTAATGAACTCTCGCCAGATACGGGCGCTGGCTTCTGCCGNCNTCGGCCCGTTGTNTCGTCCAAGCAGCTNCTGCGGNGTGANCATCTTNCGCTTCCGCACGTCCTCGCCAAAGGCGGGCGTCCGGTGGTTGATGATGTTGGCCGCGTGCCAGGCCAGCGCTTCCATCAGACGGTCATACCGCCGGCGCCGGCCCTGAATGGCCAGTTCGAACTCCCGCCACGTCATGCCCCAAAAGACGTCCAGCGGGATGTCATGCTCCCAGCACAGCCGCTGGTACTCGTCGTAGGGCAGGCTCTGCCCCTCCGGGGGCTCTACGCTTCCCCCTCGTCATCCTCGCCGGTGTCGTCGTCCTCGGCGTCCTTGGGCTTGATAAGTCCCGCCGCCTCCAGGCCCTCGAAAATCTTGTCAATGTAGTAGTCGACCTTGGNGACCTCNAGCTGCTGGATCGCCTTAGTCGCCGCACCGCGGCCGTTGGCGGGGTTGGACAGGCCCGCAACCAAGGCCTCCCGGATGACGTGGAATCCGATGTTNCCTNCGNTAAGACCTTGAAAAAGCTCTGCCCAAGCCGCTGGTCCAGCTGCGCCAGCGCATTAAAATCGTATCGCAATTGGTACNTCTCGCCGCCGATTTCGATGGGCACATAGCCCCGATGCTTGTTAGCCATCGTATCCCTCCGTCAAATGATGGGGGCGGCGCCGTAGCCGCCCCGTCTTAGCCCTCGACAGGAGTCTGCTCACCCGTGGGCTTGAGCGTGACGCTGAGGACAAGGCCGCCCTCAAGCTCCGCCGTAACCCGCGCGTTCATGACCACAGCCTCGAACTGCTCGGGCTGAGCGAACGCGGGATGGTCAACCTGGAAGGACAGCGTCTGCCGCACCGATGAACGCAGCTTCTGGTGGGTCGGCTCGTCGGGGTCGTAGTAAAACTCCAGCGTCCTCTCCACGGTGTCGATGAGGCCGCCGATGTACTCCCGCCGGCCGCCAGGGGAGTCGTGGGACGTNACCTCNATCTGTTCCGCCTGCTCCTCCGNNANNACGGGATCGCCACGCAGGCCAGGAATTAGTGTCGGCGTCCCATTCTCCACAAGGTAGATCTTTGCACCAAAGCCGCCCGTCTTCGCCATTTACTCTCTCCTCCTTACCTCGATTTCCTCACCGCCGAACTCCTCGGCGATNGCGTCAACAATCCGAGTCGTAAGCCGCTGGAGCAGCTCCCCGCGCTCGGGGACCGTCAGCTGCTCCGACTCAATCTCCAGGGCAACAAAAAAGGCAGCCACTTGGCTGCCCTTGCCCTGCACTATCCGACCTCTTGCCGTCTCGAACTCTACCCTCACGACATCACTCTCCAGCGCGCACCCGGACGGTCAACGGGACGTGGTACACCCGGGCGTCTGAGTCGTACTCGTCCAGGTCGCCCTCGATAGTCACGCCGTGGATCGGCGGATCGCTGGAGTAGTCGATCCAGCCGTCCAATGCCCGCCGCACAGCCGCGGCCACCGCCCGCGCCTCGGACCATGTCTTGGCCCAGCACGAGAGCTGCACCAGCGGCAACGACGCCCCAAGACTTCCCTCATGCGATGTCAGGCGCCGGTTGGACACCCGCTGGTACGTGATAGCAGGCAGCGCCGCCTCCGGACCCTCATCGGGCCGGCCGCCGACCGGGAAAATCCGGGTGCCGACCAGGGCGGACACCTCCGGCGAGGCCAGCAGGCGCTGGCGGACCAACACCTCAACTTCTACCGCCATGGCATCACCACCGGAAAAGGGCATAATAAAACCGCCCCGAAGGGCGGTTGCCTGAGTTCACGCGAAGCAGTTAGGGAATACTTCCCTGTATTCCTCGTACGCCTTCGCGTATTCGCTAGGCTTGAGTAGCCGACGCAATTCCTCAGTTACGTCTCGCCGTTCACCAACGAAGTTTGCGATTTCCAACAGGCTTTTCAGCCCTAGCCCGCGGCGTCGCTTGACTTCCGCCAAATCGATGGCATACAAGTCTTCATCGGTATGGACGCCCATGCGGAGCAGTCTGTCCACCGAACGAGCACTCAACTCTCTTATGAACCGGGGTTGTTCCGGCTTCTCCCTCGGAGGTACCAGTGCCCTGGCCAACTGCCTTTCAAACTCGGCCCGAATCCTGTGTTCCGCATCCTCTACTGATTCATGCTTGTCACGGCCTTTGATGACAATCCAGAATGGCGTTGGATTGCCCATTACCGATTGCCCTCCTTTTAGTCACCGGTTCATGCGCACACATTCAATGGCCAGCTCCACATGGCCGCATGTCCCCAGGGCAATCAAGCGGTTCCCGTCGCCGTCACGCCATTCGATTAGGAGTTTATCGCCGCCATTTCCTGCCCCACATAATGCTTCAACTAAAGTCAAAGCATTGTCCTTAGCACTTTCCAGGCTGGTAAAAATCCCGCCAAGGTTGCCAATCTGCCATTCCTTGTTGCCTTTCGCGCGATGACGCCACTTCAATAGCAGGACTTCAATGGCCCCATCTTCCAACAGATGCTGAAGTGCTTCCAGGCGGCGGCGAAACACATCACGTGCCTTCCACTTCTCCCAATAGTTGCTCCAGTGCGCTTCACCGTCTGTACTTTCTTCGGCTATTGCCGGTTCATCCAGGCGATTACTGAGGGCCACATTCTTTGCCAACCATTCCTCCAACGCTCGTTTCGGGATACGGCGGGCACTTCCGATTTTCACGTAAGGCAATTCGCCCCGTTTCATTGCTTCATAGAGAAACGATCTACCGACCCCGGAAAACAGGGCGGCTTCTTGGATAGTCATGCAGCCCTCGCGCACAAGCTCAAGCCTACGGTCCACCGGTCCAGCACCCCCCTTTATATAACTACGGACGCCCCTGGATTTCTGTTGTCCATAGTATACTCAAGGGGTGCTGCGTTTTCAAGGATGTCGGTGTTACTTTTCCTTGGCCCTCTTGGCCGCCTGCAACACCGACTCCCGGAACACGTCCCCGGCCTCCTGCACAGCCCGTGCGCCAACGGCGTCCAGCGCCGGCCGCAGCCAGGGGCGGGGTGCCAGCTTGACGGTTCCCGTCTCGAAGAAGTTCAGGTAGAAGCCATGGTCCGTTGCGCCGATGGCGAACGTCGCCCGGTCTGGCCATTTCTCTACCAAGAGCCACTTGATGGTCTTGTACGCATGGCCTTGGCCAGGATGGCTCGGGCCGCCGGGATGGCGCGGAGCCCGTCGGCGCGCCTCTTCGCCGATCCGTTTGGCCGCTACTCTGGCGGCCTTGGTGACGGTGGCCCGCTGCGTGTTGCGGCGCATGGTCTCAAAGGCCCGCAACACCGCCTTATGGCCCTGCATCTCGAAACGGATTTCCATGATCCGTCACTCCGCCTTGGATGCTCTCCAGGCCGCTACTTCACCCGCCCAACGTGACAGGCTCCTCACCAGCGGCGTGCGTCACATACTCCACCTCGTGAGTCGTGATGTCGTCGAAGCTCGCCTCGATGCGAACGCGGCGAATCCCCTTGACCTTCTTGCCGTCGATATAGAGCGCCTTATCGTTAAGCCTTGAGCCCTGCACGAAGATCAGCTTTGGTACCTCGTCAAACTCAAGAATGATGCGCTTCTTGAGGTTCATACGCCCCTCCCCTAGGTCACTTGTTTAGAGCGGCTGCACAGACAAGCTCCGTCATCTCGCCCCGGTCGTAGGTTCGGATGATGTCGTAGCGGCGCCCCTGGTACCGCAGCGCCCGCTCGCCCTGGTACTCGAACGAGCGCACCTCGAACATGACCTCGGGCATCAACCCAGCCATATGCGCCGCGTAGAATTCCGACTGNCGCACCGACCGCCGGTTGGCGAACACCTGCCGNGCCGNCTCGACCTCNCGCATCTCGCCCGTGAGCGGGTCCTGCTCCAACGTCCTCGATAGCAGCTCGACCACATCCCGAAACAGCACCGCTCACGCCTCCTTGGGCGGCAGATAATCTTGCGAGAGCGTCAGCGCGGCCACTAGGTGCTCGTAGGCACGGCTCAACCGCTCAGCGTCGGGATTGTCAAACCCGAATTCGGCCTTGCACTTGACGACGATGGCCCGCTTGATGAGGGGATCTAGCGCGTCATCTGCTGCGTCCACCTTCGCCGGATCAACGCCGGCGCGTTTTAGGTCGGCCTTGGCCGCCGCAATCAGGTCCTGCACCTCACCGTCGTAGGCGGTGGTGCCTNGGCTGATGCGGANGGCGNGCTTGACGTCATCTAGCAGAGACATCGTCATCGCCTCGACTTCTTGCGCTTGGGCGGCGGGGACGAATCGGCCCCGGCAGATTCGTCACCCACCGGGGCCTTGTCCACTCGCTCAATGAGCCCATGCCGCTCCAGGTACGCCGCCCGGTCGGCGTCTTGGATAGGACACAGCTTACCGCGCAGGTAAAGTTGCCCGGTCCACGGGCAGACGAAAGACCGCGTCGCCCGGTACATCATCGGGCATCACCNTACTCGCCNNCTNCGGCCTTCTTGACCCGCACGAAGCCGTTCCACTTGATGACGTTGCCACCGACGTACACGCTGCCGCGGTGCGCCACCTGACCGCTGCGGAACTTGAAGTCCGTCGACCTCTGCACGTCGATGTCGCTGAAGATGGCCAGGCCGTAGTTGGACAGGTGGCCGTAGGCCATGCAGTAGGTATCGGGCGCGGTGCCGGCGCCGGACAGCACACCGCAAGCCGAGTTGATGATGAACGGCACACCGTCAATCAGCCCGGTGTTGCCGTTGTAGCTGATCGTGTGGACACGATTCCCGTTACCGTCGCGGAGCTTGGCGAACGCCTTGAGATCCTGCTTATTGAGGATCAAGGCCGCACCGGACTCCACATCTTCCTCGCCGCCGTAGCTGAAAATGATCTCGTCCAGCGTGCCGTCGTCGATGGTCGCCAGCTGCAGGTCCGTCGTCGGGTCGATGGCGCCGGCCTTGGGATCCGCGCCCGAATAGGTCGATGCGAAGATACCCGTGATCCGGTCCGCCGTGCCGGGTCCCACGAGAATCTGCCTGGCAATGCGCTTCCGCAGGGCGATGCGCACACCGTTGACGATCTCGGCGTCATAGTCGATGTCCGGCAGCTTGAGCACGCCCTCGTCCTCTTCGGTGTACACCGTCACCTTGGATTTGCCGATGCGTACGAACCCGAACTCAGTGTCGGACTCGTGGTAGTCAGCGTCGTCCGCGACCTCCTGGCCCTCGCCGTAGCCACGGACNTAGGACCGCTCGAACGCCTCGCCGCCGATCCGCGGGAAGATGCGAACCAAGTCGATCAGCGACGAGACCTCATTCCATGCCGGCATCAGGTCGGTGCCGTAGCGAGTGGGCACCAGCACACCTTCGGTCGTCAGCTTCACGGCGTTCATGGCCTTCAGGGCGCGACCGCGCTCCGCCGACGCCTGAACACCCCAGCGGGTGATGACCCGCGCCTTGTCGGCCTGCATGGTGTCGACAACCTGCCCAGTACCGGGCACCAACGACGGCTCGTCTGCGCCAACCATGCGGGACTGGAGGACCTTCAGTTCCTCCTGCAGTGCGCGGGCGTTTGCCCGGGCCACGATGGCCGCCTCGTACTCCCGGTCGAGCGCCTCAATCTGCGCCTTCACCTCGTTGAACCGCTCGACACTGCCCTCGGCCGCGTAGGCTTCCGCCTCGGCGACCAGGGCCTTCCGCTTCTCGACATACTCCTTACGCGTCATCGTCCTTGACCTCCTTGAGTTTGATTAGCTCCAGTTGGAGCTTCAGGTCGGCCTCTCGGCCGCCGTTGTGCGCTTTCCAGACATCAAAAAGCCGACGCATCGCTGCGTCGGCCATGTTGAGAACCGCGAGCCGGCTGACCGCATACGCCGGCGCCGCCCGGGCGTTGGCTGACTCTGGCTCGGCGTCGTCGGCATAGAGGATGCCGTCGGCGAACCCGAGTTCCACCGCCTTGCGGGCGCTCATCCAGGTTTCCTCATCCATCAAGCGAGCCAGTTCATCTCTCGAGAGGCCCGTCTTAATCTCGTAGGCGTTGATGATGGCCTCCTTGATTTCGTCGAGTACGCCCGCCATCTGGCGCAGGAAGCCGGCGTCGCCAGCCGCATGGACCCAGGGGTTGTGAATCATCATCACGGCCGCGGGCGACATAAGCACCTCGTCGCCAGCCATGGCGATGATGGTTGCCGCGGACATCGCCTTCCCGTCAATCTTGACCGTGATCCGCCCGTTGTGCTCCTTCAGGGCGTTGTAAATGCCAGCGGCTGCCCACACGACCCCGCCCAGGCTGTCGATCCAAACGGTTAGGTTCTTGCCCTTGTGCTCGGCCAGCTCCTTACGGAACGCGTTTGGCGTCACATGGGCAATCCCCAGCCACTCATACAACCAAGCGTCGTCTTCATCGACTATCTCGCCCTCGATCCGCAGCTCCACTTCGGTGTCGGAACGGTTGAGGAACTGCCAAAACCGCCGCTTGCCCTTCAAGTGCCATCACCTCCCTGGTC